GGGAGCGCCAATTGCTGGGCCAGCGTCTTCGGTCCTTCGACATCCTGCAGGACGAGCGTCTGCATGGGGCGCGAAATCTCGCCGGCCTCGGTGAGATCGGCGCCGAGGTTCTTATGCGCCTGAACCTGCGCGCCGATGGCGGCGGCCCAAATCCAGGGCGGCGTCGGGGAGGCCTGCACGCCCATGATGGAGACATGCGGGTCGTTGCGTGCGGCGCCGAGCGTCGTCTGCGCGGAGAGATTGCCGAAATTCACGGTGAAGGCCGTATAGATCCTGCGTCGGATCCCAGCGGCCGCCGCTGTCCGAGAGGAAGGACTTCAGAATGTCGAGCGTCGTCGAATCCGCATAGGGGCAGGAGATCATGTCGAATTCGGCCGCGCCGCAAGCGGCGAGTCCGGCGGTGGGGTCCGGCGCGCCGGAGCCGCCGGTCATCGCCGTCACCGTAGCGAGGGCCGCGTTGGGGCCTTCGTCGCCGACGAGCGAGATGTCGAGCGAGATATTATTGCCGAGCGGACCTTTGTTGCGCGCGGTGAAAATGACGGTCGTCACCGGGTCCGGCGTGCCCGTGCCGACGGCGGCGGTGACCGGATAGAGCCGGCCCTGGCCGGAAGCGTCGATATAGCCGGCGTTGACCTTGGCGGCGAGAGCGGCGGCGATCGTCGTCGGCGTGTCGACCGAGGTGACGGGGACGGTGACCTTGTAGCGGCGGCCGATGATATAGGCCGTGAAGGAGCCCGGCGTCGGCGTGCCGGAGAGGGCGATCTTGCCCACCGCGGCGGCGGCGCCGGCGGCGTCCGAAAGCGGCAGCGCCCAGATTTCGCCGATCGGATTGTTGCGACGCGCCGTGCGGATCATATCCACGATCATCGAGCCGGCGCCGAAAAGGCTCTCGATATTGCTGGTCTGCACGATGATGGGGACGGCCGCCGTCGCCGAGCCGCCGGAGAGCTTGTTGCCGATGACGAGATGTCGGGAATTGCCGGCGTAATAATTCACGCCGGCGTTGACCTCCGCATAGAAGAGCGGGGCGCGCAGCGTCGTCGGCATGCGGTTGAAGGAAACCATCATGATGTCGGACCTCGTCTATGAGGGGGTCAGGCCGCGGCCGGCGGCTCTTGCTGGGGCTCTTGCGGGGACTCGGGCGGCGGCGTCTCGACCACATCGCCGGCGAGAAGGCGCGCATGCCAGAAAAAGCTCGCCGGCACATAGTCGCCTTTGGCGGGCAGGGGGGCCATGTCGCGATCGGGCTGCAGGACGACGGCGCCTTCGACCGCCGGCTTGACGAAGAGTTTTCCGGTCATTGCTGAAGCGTCCATGTTTCGACGCGGGGCGGATTTGGCGTCGTGCCCGGCGTTTGCGTCGAGGGCGGCGGCGGTATGGTGGAGACTGTCCGCTCGAAGGCGGGCGGCGGCGTTTCGACGAGCAGCGCGGCGAGGGCCAGGACCTTGGCCTTCTCCGGCGATGCATCCGGCCAGGCGAGCGCGACGCTGCGGAAGGGCTCGGGCAGGCGATAGAGGCCGGTCGCCGTCGCGTCGTGAATGTCGATCTCCGGGTCGTCGATCTCGATTTTGTAGACGACGTAGCGGGCGGCGTATTTTTCGCTCGCCTTCGGATCGGTGAAGCGAATGGAGCCCTTGCTCTTCACGCGCTTGGCGACGGCGCGAAAGCCGGCGGCGGCCGTGGCGAAAGAGCGAAAGAGGGCGAGCTCGGCCTGCGTCTCCATAATGTCGAGCGACATTTCGAGCTGATCGTCGGTCTCCGGCACGCCGACGACGTAAGTTCCATCCTCCTGGCCGAGGCGCGCCTGCATGGCGATCTCGAGGACCAGCTCGACCTCCGGGACGAAGGGCGGGCCGCCATTTTGATGCGCGAGCGCGTCGCCATCGTCCTGCTCGCTACGCACGGCGATGGAGCCGGTGACGGCGAGCCCATCCGGGAAATCGACCGCCTCTATGCGCGAGTCGTAGACATTCTCGCCGGCGAGCGTCTTGCCGCGAAGGGCGACGCAGGCGGAAAGGCGGAGCATGGCGCGGCCGATGGCGCTCATGGCGAGATTCCGAGCCGCACGACGCGCAGGCCGATGCGGGCGAAATTGTCCTGCAGCACGGCGGAGACCTCATAGACCATGCCGTCCGCGACGCGCTGGAGCCGGTCCTTGGCGCGGGGCGGATAGGGCAGAGCGTCGGAGGCGATGTCGATCATGGCGAAGCTCGTCGCATGGCTGGCGACAATATCCTTCGACATGCCGGCGGCGTTGCGCTGGCCGACCGGATCGGAGATCGCCGCCGTCTCGTCGAGCGCGGCGGTGATCGCCGCCGCGGCGCGGGAGACGTCGACGATCCATTTGCCGCCGGAGAGCGTCATGGGGTGATAGAGGAAAGGGTCGCCATAGAGATCGTCGATATTGGACGATGCGGCGGCCCATTCCTGAGCGAAGAGGCTCATCGGCCGATCAAGACTTGGTGCCCTTGATCAGCGCGCGCGGGCGCGTGCAGACCGAGAGCGGATTGGTCTGCATTTCGAGGCGCGTGCTTTTGCCATTGTCCGAGGGGATGGATTTGGCGTAGCGCGGCAGGCCGAGCGTGTTGACCGTCTCCTGATAATCCGCCGGGGCGAAATAGGTCCAGAAGAGGCCCGGGACGCCGATGGGGAAAAACTGGCAAGTGTCGGGATCGATGAAGGGCGTCGCGTCGGAACCGTCGTCGGCGCCGCCGTCGATCGGCGCGACATAGCCGCGGTAGTTCTCCCAGACGATGCCGCCATATTCGAAGGACTCATAGGCGATGCCGTCACGCAGGCGGACGCCTTCCTGATAGAGATAGGTCTGCTCGACCTTGGGATGGGTGATGAGCTGATCCCAGAAATTATCTCCGCACAGCGAATGGACGCCGCCGACCGTCGCGCCGCCGAGATTGCGCAGAATCGTGCGCTTCACAGTGGCGGCGGACTGGCGGAGATTGGCGGTCGCCGAGGACAGCTGGAAATTGATCGCCGTCGGCTGCGGGACATTGAACTCTGTGAATAGATTGTAGAGCGTGTTTCCGCTCTTGTCGACGACAATGCCCTTGAGCGCATTGAGCCGCTGATATTCGAGCGTCACATCGAGCTGCGTCGTGTGAATCTCCATGCGATTGGAGAGCAGCGTCTGCACGCTGCGCATGCCCATATTCTCGCCGAACTCGCGGACGTTTTGCACTTCCTCGGCGAGGATGCTGTCGTCGAGCTGATAATGCGGCACCTTGATGATGCGCGCCTTGCGCGGCTTCTTGTCCCTCGTCTCGCCCGGGCCGCCGCGCGGCGTCGGATCGACGAGGGAGAGCTGGCCATATTGTTCCTCGAAGGAGACCGTCGTCGTCGCGACAGGTCGCTCGCGGAAGAGGCCGAGCTGCGTCACGCGGCCAGGAACGAAGGGCAGCTTGTTGATGGACTGGACGAGCGACGTGAAGGAGAAAGCGTCGCCGTCGAAGACGTTGAGCATCTGATCCATGATGGTTCTCTCGCGATCGAGCTTCGGCGGCGCCTGCGCTCAGAGAAGAGGGGAGCAGCGCGCGATCAGCGCGCGACGATGGTCTGGGCTTTGAGCGCGGCGAGGGCGGCGTTCTTGCCGGCCGTGGTGGCGCCGCTCTTCCATTGCAGAAGCGCCGAATTGACCTCGACATGGCGCTTCACCGCGGCGGCCGGCTGATCGGCGGAGGTGGCGTCGACCGGCGCATAGAGAACGCCGCTCGCGAGCTGCGCGCCATTGGTCGCCGTCTCGTCATAGGCGACGTATTTCTCGGTGATGTTCGAGACCGTCACATCGAAGCCGTCGCCGACGATGAAGTCGGTCGCGCCATCGGCGATGGCGAATTTGATGCGATCGGCGAACGTCGAGCCGACCGCGACGTCGCCGAGCACGACGCCGGCGGGCGAGGTGACGCGGAAGGTTCCGCTGTTGGCCGCCGCGGCAATACAGCGGACCTGATAGACGCCCGCCTCGGCGCGCGGAAGAATGGGCGTCGTCGCATCCAGCGTGAAGACGCCATTGCCGGTGTTGCCGCCGGATTTCGCCGCGGCGCTGGACGTTCCCGAGGGGATGGAGCCGAGCACCTGGCCGGCGAGCAGCTTGCCCTCGCCGGATTTCACCGTGACGTTGTCGCGGGAGAGATTGCCCTCGTCGTCCATCGACAGGATGAACGCGCCAGGGCGGAAGCTTTCGGTCAATTCGGTCATTGGAGCGTTCTCCGGTTCCGAGAGGCTTGCGCCTTAGTTCAGCGGGCGCGCCGCCGCGGCGCGCGAGGCGTAGATCGCCGCCGTGTCGATGACCTTGGCGGTCGGCTGGGCGCCCATATCCGCGCCGACCTTCGGCTGCGCCTCGCGGGCGATGGCCTGATCGAGCTTAGAGCCCTTCGCCTCGGCGGCCGCCGGCAGATCGGCGAGGAATGCGCCGGCCTCCTCGACACTCATCGTCGTCGTGAAAGCGAGCTTGCGCGCGACGATTTCGCGGCCCTTGGCGTTGGCGTGGTCGAGAATGGCGGCGATGCGCGTGCGCTCGGCGGCCGCGCCGTGCTTGGCGCCGACGGCCTCGCCCTCTGCGCGGGCGGCGTTCACGGCGCTGGTGTGGGCAGAGAGCGAGACGCTGGCCTCGCCGGGCGCGTGCTCGGTCGTCGCGGCCGCTCGCACGGCCGCCAGAACGGAGTCGTTCATGTCGAGATTTCCTTATTGGCGGCCGCTGCGGGCCATGGCGTGGACGAATTGGTCGAAAGCGTCATTCGCATGTCCGACCGCATCGGCGAGGCCGATGTCGACGGCGTCCGCTCCGTCGAATTCTTCGCCCTCAGTGGCGAGGGCCTGGGCGGCGCTGAAGCGGCGCCCGCGATAGCGGCCGACGCGCTCGGCGAAGGCCTGGCGAACCTTCTCGAGGCTGGCCTCGGCGCGGGCGCGCGTTTCGGCGGGCAGCGCCTCGAAAGGATTCATCGTCGCCTTGCGCGCGCCGGCGCGCAGCACGGAAACCTTGACGCCGTCCTTGGCGAGCTTTTCGCTGGTGTCGGCGTGCAGGATGATCGCGCCGATCGAGCCGACCATGCCGTGGCGCGGGACGACGATCTGACGCGCGCCACTGGCGAGCAGATAGGCCGCCGAGGCGGCGTGATCGGTGAGAATGGCGAGAGTCGGCTTCAACGCCGAGAGATGCGCCAGCATATCGGCCGTCTCGAAGACGCCGGCGACCTCGCCCCCGAAGCTGTCGACCTCCAGCACGACGCCGGCGACGCCGGGGTCGCGCGCGGCGCGCAGGATCTGCGCTTGCAGGCCTTGATAGGAGGTGCGGCCGCTCGACGCGCCGACATAATTGCCCTTGTGGACGAGCGTTCCCTCGACGGCGATCACCGCGACATTGCCGACCATGTCATAGACCTGGCGGCGCTCGGCGTCATAGGCGCGGCCGGTGCGGTCGCCGAGACGCGCCGCCGAGGGGCGGCCATGCTCGAAGGCGATATGGGCGCGCGGCTGCTCGCCGATGATGACGACGGGCTGGCCGAGCAGGCGCTCGCCGAGCGCCTCGGCGATCGCCGCAGCCTTGCCGCCGGCGACGGCGAGCGGCGTCTCGAAAACGCGCGCGGCGATCTCGGGGAGGGATGGGCTCACTGCTGCGCGTCCTTCTGCTCGGCGCCGGGCTTCTCATCGCCGATATTGCCCTTGACCTTGCCGGCGAGAGCGGCGACCTCGGTCGGGTCGAGGCCGGCGTCGGTCATTTCCTTCTTCTCGCGGGCGCGCTGCACGATGATCTTGCGATAGTCGCTGCCTTGCTCGGCGCATTCGCGCTGGAGAGTCGAGAGGCCGGCGGACATGCGCACGACGGAGGCCTCGGCTTCCTTCATCGGATCGACCCAACCGCGCGCCGGGCCGATCCAATCGCAACAGCAATAGGCGGCCATGCGGTCCTGAAAGTCAGGCGCGCCCGGCGGCAGCTTCACGCGGCCCTTGTCGATCGCCTCCTCGAGCCAGCCGGCGTAGATCGGCTGCGCCACCTGATCGGCAAAGAATTCGCGGCGGGCGGAGAAGCCGCGCCACACCTCGATGATGGCGGCGCGGGCCGAGGAATAATTGACCTTGGACCAGTCGGCCGAGAATTGCTCGTAAGAAAGGCCGAGCACGCTGGCCATATTGCGCAGGCCGGCGGCCACGTAATTCTCGAAGACGCTGTTCGGATGGTTCGGCCGCGTCAGCTCGACCTTCTCGCCCGGGTGCAAAAATCCCACCTGGGCGCCGCCGAGCTTGATCGGCATTTTCTCATACCATTCGAGCCGCGACGCGTTGTAGGGCGAGAGCTGGTCGTCGCCGTTCATCATCTCGGCGATCTGATCGTGATCGAAAGGGCTTTCGATGAAGGCCGCCATGATCGCGTTGAGCAGCGCCGCCTGCAGCTCCGCCTCGTCATAGCGGCCGAGCTGCTTGATCTTCTTGATCAGCGCATTCAGCGCCGATTGGCCGCGGAACTGGCCGGCGCGTTCCGGCTCGAAAGCGTGGAAGGTGAGGCGACGGCCCCAGCTCGTCTCGCGCCGGCTGTAATCCCATTTCCAGAGATTGGGATTATAGACGCCGGCGTCGCCGGGATGCGCGGCCCTGATCCAATAGCCGACCGGCTCCTCACGCGGGCCGAGCTCGACGCCCATGCGGCGCGTGACCGTGTCGATCTGATTGTAGGGATTGGACAGGCGGTCGGGATCGACGATGTGGACGAAAGTGTCGTAATCGGCGCCGGGGCGCTTCTCATAGAGGATCTGGCCGAGCGCTTCGCCGTCATAGCAGCGATGGCGAAAGGACAGAGCCAGAAGTCCGCCGAAGGTGAGGCGGCGGCCGGCGTCGATCCAATGATTGTGATCGGTCGCGTAATCGGTCCATGCAGATTCGATCTGAAGCGCGAGATCGGCGGCGGCGTCTGGGTCTATGCCGAGCGAGACATAATTGGGCGTCGAGAACAGCATCCAATTGGAGCCGATGACGGCGTCGACGATCTTTCCGACGCCGGACGACAGCCATCCGTCATTGCGCGCGAGATCCTTTACCCGCGCGGCGAGGGCGAGGCGATCGGGCGCATAGGCGGCGTGGGCCGAGTAGAGATTGGGCGTCCAGCCGGCGAGGTCCGGGTCAGACCATGAAGCGCCGCGAAAGCCGGCGGCGAGCATGCGTCCGCGCTCGGCGACCGCGCGCGCGCGGGGGAGAGGCGCGCCATATTGGTCGATGAGCGCGGGCGCGTTCATCGCGAATAGACCGGGCGACGGGCGCGGCCGCGTGGCGGCGAGACCGGATCGAGGCCGAGCTGGCTGCGCAGATCATTGATGTAGAGGCGCAACGCAGGGATATCGGCCTTGGCGAAACGCATATGCTCATTCTGGCCGTGGCGGATTTCCTCCACCTTGGAGGCGGTGAGCAGCTTATGCAGCGCGGTCTCCGCCTCGGTGAGACGCTGTTGCAGGATGACGGCGTCGGTCATCGCGCGACGATCTCATTCGGCAGATCGGCGACGGCGAGGCGCGGCGGCGCCCCGGCGGATATTTGGGCCGGAGCCAGCTCGATGACGAGACGCTCATTCTCCGAGACGGTCAGATCGGCGAGCGGGGCGTCCTCGAGCACGACGGGAGGATGGCCCTCGACCTTCCACCATTCGCCGGAGATGTTGACCTCCTTTTGAATGGTGAGGCGCCGATTGGAATTGCGAAGCGAGACGGAGTCCATAGCGAATCCTCACTGACCGAGCTTGCCGAGGCGCGCGGCGAAATCCGAGAGCTTCTTCGGTCCCGCGGCCTTCGCGGGCGCCGGCGCGGCTTGCGCCGCGGCCGAAGGCGACGGCGTGCGGTGGAGCATGTCTTCGAGATCGAGCTGGCCATGGACGATCGGCCCGGCGCGCTCGGCCTCGTAACGGTCCCAGGTCGCGGGCGGCATGTCGCGCACGCCGAATTTGATGGCGGCGGCCTCGGCTTGCACCATCGTGTCGAGGGCTTCGTTGCGTTGGCCGGGGTCCTTGATCCATTCGTAGACCGAGAAGCCGGTGCGATCCTTCACCTTCTTCTTCTCGACACGGCGCTCGGCCGTCAGCTCCTTGTAGTAGTCGTCGCCCATGCCGACCGGCAGGCCGACGAAGCCGCGCTCCAGAGGATCGCTCTTCGGCAGATTGCGATAGAGCGACCATTTCAGGATCGAGGTCGCGAAATTGTAGAAGCGGCTCGAATATTTGAGCAGCTTGCCGGTCTTGCGGTGGCGTTCCTTTTTCACCCGCGCGATGAGCGGCTGATTATCGCCGTCGACGCCGCGCAGCATCACCACTTTGGACATGGGATGGCGCTTCGCCCAATCCCACACATCCTCGGTCCAGGCGTTGCCGTCTATGCCGAGGAGATCGGCGCCGAGCTCGCGGCCGCTCTCGTGCCGCCATTTCGAGGCGAGCAGCGCGTCGAGCTTGGCGTGCGTTTCCGGCGCCGTGATGAGTCCGTCTATGCGGCCATAGTCGACGACATGGCGGCGGCCGTCGCGCGTCCAGGCGAGCAACTGCCAATTGAGCCAGTCGCCATTGACGTCGACGCCCAATGTGAGGACGAGGCCGTCGGCGGGGATGGTTCCGCGGCGATGGCCGATGGCGTCGCCGCGATTGCGCAGATCCTCCCACGGCGGGGCCTCGCCCTTGACCCGATAGGCCTGGCCGAAATTGTCGTTGGCAACGACCTTTTCTTTGTCCGGCGAGCCTCTGGCCGCCAACCATTCGCGAGCGATACGCTCAAAGGATTGGAGGAGCGAGTAAGCTGACCAAATATAAAAGCTGCGATGCTCGCGTATGGCTTTCGGATTGCGTGCAATCCAGCGACCGCGACGGAGCATCTCGCGACGGTGATGTTCCTGGATCAGTCCACCGCATTCAATGCACGAAAAGCAGCTCTTCTCTGGATTTTCCTCATCAATGTTCGCGATGAAGTTCTCAGCGTCGAGCGTTTGCTCGTGACCGCAATGCGGGCAGGGGACGAAGAAGCTCTCCTGGCTTCCCTGCTCGAAATTGCGCGTGATGCGACAACCCGGCGCGACCAGCGGCGTGCTGATCTTCAAGACCTTGGCGAATTCGAAAGCGCGGCTGCGCGAATTCGCCTGGTCCTCCGGGTCTCCGGCGGCGTTGGTCTCCCATTTGGCGAGATCGTCCTGCACCTGGCGGCGCATCGAGACCTGCGACAGCGAGGCCGGCGAATTGGCGCCGGAGATCAGCAGCGAGCCGCGGCCGTCGGCTCGCTCTTTGAAGAGCATGGAGTCGCCGCCGTCGCGGCTCTTCTCGGGGAAGAGCTCACGCATGCGGGGCGAGGCGTCGAGCATCGCCTTCAGCTTCAGTTTCGACCAGCGGCGGGCGTTTTCTTCCGTCGGATGGACGAAGAGGAAATCGCAAGGGTCGAGATCGAGCGAGCCCAGCGTGAAGACGGTGGCGAGGATCGTCTTGCCGACCTGGGCGCTCGCCTTCACCGTGACGATGCGGCAGGGATCGTCCGGGCCGAGGGCGCGGTAGATTTCGCTGAAATAGGGGAAGATGTCCGGATTGAACGGGCCCGGGAATTGGGACTCGCGATCCGTGAAGGAGATGTTGTCGATCGCCCAGGATTCGTAATCGACGGGCGGCGGCGGTTTCCAGATTTCGGCCAGCGCCTCATAGGCGAGGCGGCGGGGATTGGCGAGGGTGACGACGGTGGAGAGCGTCGTCATTGCAGGCGGGGCTCGTCATGTGTCTCGAGGTCGTCGAGGCTCTCCGGCTCGGCGGCGGCGCGGGCGCCGAAGTCGGCGGACATGCGCTCGCGGATGCGGCGCAGCTCCTGGCGCAGGAGATGCGTGATGTCGCGGGCCGGGATTTCGTATTTCGCCGAGAGGGCGGTGGCGAAGTCGGCGATCGCGCCGTCGAAGGCCTCGAACATTTTGGCGGCGACGCGGGTCGTCTCCTCGCG